CCAACGGGCGCGGCACGAGGTCAACCCGACCAACGGTCACGCCCTCGACTGCGGCTGCGTGAGGTGCCCTGGCTGGTACGAGGCTCGGGCTCGAATGGCAGTCGCCGCGCAGGCGTACAGCGAGCCGGTCGTCAAGCCGGTGGCACCGCGACCGTTGATGGACGTAGTGGTGCCGGTGAGCGTGCTGATGGTCGTGTTCAGCCTGTGCGCGATGGTGCTTCTGCCCGTGGTCATGCCGTTTGTGGCAATGGGCGTCGCGTTGACGGGCTTCATCGTGATCTGCATGTGCATCCTTAGCGGACTCGGCCTGATCGCGTTCGCGATGGTGCGCCGTGCAGCTCGTGAGGCGCAGCGCGACTCAGGAGGCACAACCGTACGCGGCAAGGTCCTTCGACGCCGCTGAAGCCGGGTGGCTTATTGGTATTGACGGGACCACCCGGTACGAAGTAAAATCCTGATTAGATAGTTTCAGGGTATCAACGAGAGGGTCGTTCCCTTCACGCGGCGGCGTTGCAACACGCCGAGGTGAGGTGGAGCGGCCCTCTCGTTATGTTCCTTGAGCTGACCAATCAATGTTAAAACGCCCCAGGGGGTGCCGTGGAGCCGCTGCTGGTCAGCGCCGACGTAGCTGCTGTTTGGGCTGGACGCCCGATAGGCACCATTTACAGGTGGGCTTCCGAGGGGCGTGAAGGTGTTCACCGGACGGGTTCCGGCACGCTTTACGACCTCAACGTGATCCCGCCCAAGACAGAAGATGGTCCCGGACAGCCGCCCCCGTTTACAAAGACGGAGAAGGCTGATGGGGACGCCGAGCGACAGCGGCCGACCGCCGTACAGCAGGCTGCCTGACGAGGTCCGTCAAGCGGTCATCGACGATTTGAAGTCCGGCCAGTTCGGTCGGAACGAAATCGCTCGACGCAATAACGTCGGCAAATCCACGGTGACGTACATCGCGAACCGTGAGAACCTGGACTCAACGCGGCACACGACGATCACCGAGGAAGCCACTCGGGCGATGTCGGCCGACAACAAGAAACGCCGTGAGCTGCTCAAGGAGCAGATGTACGGCGACATTCAACGTCTGCGCGTTCGGGCGTGGTCCCCTTGGTCTCGCGAGGTCGTGACCAAGGAGGGCATCGAGTCGCTCACGGCGGAACTGCCGCCGTTGCCCGAGGTGCTCGCGGCGTACAAGGCGATCCAGCTCAACCTCGATGGCATCTTCAAGCTTGACGCCCTCGACGCGGCTGGCGGCGCAACGCCTGAGGACGCCAAGGACTTCCTGATGGAGCTGCGCGAGCAGATGGGCAAGGTTCGCGACGAGTTCGAGGCCAAGCACGGCGTAGCGTTCGACTCGGATGAAGCCCGCACGATCATCCAGGGCGAACTCGCCGAGTCGACCGAGGACGGCGAGGATGCGTGAGCTGCAAAAGCTGGTCGCGATGGCCTCACCCCGACAGATCGTCAGCATCCTCGACAGTGAAGCCCGCATCAACGTGTGGCATGGCGCGATCCGGTCCGGCAAGACGTACGCCAGCTTGATTGCGTTCCTGATGGCGGTGGCGGTCGCGCCCTCAAGCGGCCTGATCATCATCGCTGGCCGCACGCTCGACACCATCGGCCGCAACATTATGGAGCCGATCACCGACGACGGCGTCATCGGCAGGCTCATTTCGAAGCACGTCAAGTGGACCGCTGGCGCGACCGTGTGCAAGATCTTCGGTCGCACCATCCACCTGGTGGGCGCAAATGACCGACAGGCCGAGGGCAAGATCCGAGGCGCGACGGTCTGCCTGGTGTACGTTGACGAGGCGACGCTGTTGCCCGTCGAGTTCTTCAAGCAGATGCTCGGCCGCATGTCCGTCAAGGGTGCGCGGATGTTCGCCACCACCAACCCGGACAACCCGGCGCACTGGCTCCGCAAGGATTACCTGCTGCGCCAAGGCGAGCTTAACCTGAGGCACTGGAAGTTCGGCATCGACGACAACCCGTCGCTCGACCCGGACTACGTGCGTGACCTCAAGTCCGAGTACACGGGCCTATGGTACAAGCGGTTCATCCTGGGCAACTGGGTCCAGTCCGAGGGTGCCGTCTACGACATGTGGAACGAAGACACGATGGTCGTCGACGTTCTGCCCATGATGACGAAGTGGCTGGCCGTGGGGATCGACTACGGCACCACCAACCCGTTCGCGGCGTTGACCCTGGGGCTCGGTGCCGACAAGCGGCTGTACCTCGCCAGGGAGTGGCGTTGGGACTCGAAGCTCGAAAAGCGTCAGCTCACCGACATCGAGTACTCCAAGCGAACCCGGCAGTTCCTGGCCGACCACCCGGTGCCCGGCTCGACGCTCAAGGGCGTGCGCCCCGACTGGTGGGTTCTCGACCCGTCGGCAGCCTCGTTCCGTATCCAGCTCTACGAGGACGGCGTGACGGCGCGGCTGGCCAATAACGAGGTCAAGTCGGGCATCAACACGTTTGGCTCGCTGCTCACCACGGACCGGCTCAAGGTCCACCGGTCGTGCAAGGGGTTCCTCGAAGAGATCCCGGGCTACTCGTGGGACACCAAGGCGAGCGGCAAGGGCACGGACGCCCCCGTCAAGGACAACGATCACAGCCTCGACGGCGGACGTTACGCCGTGTTCACGACCCGTCCGATCTGGAACGGCATGCTGAGGGCCCCGGTTCTCCCCGAGGACATGGAGCAGGCGGCATGACCAAACGTCAATCGTCAATAGTTGCTGTGAGCGCACCGGGGAGGTGGCGGCGTGCCTCTGCCCGATAACAATCCGGTTTGGCCCCCGGCTGAGTGCAAGAAGGCCGAGAAGCACTACCGGGAGTGGGGCGCGTGGTACTCGGGCGACCCGCAGGAGCTGCGCAAGTTCTACCAGGTCAGCAACGGCTTCGGTGCGATGATAGACCCGAAGCAGTACCCGGACTCGGCCAGCAACATGCTCGACCAGGCGTCGCGCTTCTTCTGGGGCAACCCGCCCGAGCCGGGCAACCTGCGTGACGCCAAGCTGCACATCCCGCTCGCTGGCGACATTGCCAGCACGTCGGCGGACCTGCTGTTCGGCGAGCCGCCCATCTGGTCGATGCCCGAGGGCCTGGACGGCGCAGAGCAGACCCAGGCCCGTATGGACAAGATCGTCGAGAACGGGCTGATTCCGGCGCTGCTCGAAGGTGCCGAGATTGACTCGGCCCTGGGCGGCGTATACCTGCGCTGCGTGATCAACATGGACGAGGGCACGCCCACGTTCGACGTGATCCCGCCGGAAAGCGCGGTGCCGGAATGGTCCGGTACGCGGCTCAAGGCCGTGATGTTCTGGCGCGAGATCGTGGACGACCAGGGCAAGGTCTATCGGCATGTCGAGCGGCACGAGCCGGGGTGGATCTACCACGGCTTGTACATCGGCACCGAGGAGCGACTGGGCGTACCGGTCGACCTGCGGATGCACCCCGAGACCGAGGGCTTCTATCAGCAGGTTGGCGACGCTGGCCGCGCACCCACGGGCACCGACCTGCTGACGGCCGAGTACGTGCCGAACATGCGGCCGAACCGCCTGATTCGCGGGTCAGCGCTCGGGCGTTCCGACTATCAGGGCATCGAGCCTGCGATGGACGCCCTCGACGAGGCATGGTCAAGCCTCATGCGGGACATCCGGCTGGGCAAGTCCCGGCTGATCGTTCCCGAGAGCTACCTGGAGTCGAACGGCCCCGGTCGAGGTGCGCGGTTCAGCGCTGAGCGCGAGCTGTTCACCCCGGTCAAGGCCATGCCGGACAACGAGGGCATCTCGATCGAAGAGGTGCAGTTCAACATCCGGGTCGATGACCACCTGACCACGTGCCGCAACCTCGCGGCGCAGGCGTTGCGCGGTGCCGGATACTCGGCCCAGTCGTTCGGAGAGGGCGACCAGGGCGGACCCGCCACGGCAACCGAGATCCAGGCGCGAGAGCGTCGAAGCTTTGTCACCCGAGACCGCAAGATCGGGTACTGGCGACCTCCGCTCTCGCGCTTGAGCCAAGCCGCGTTGCAGATGGACAAGTTCTGGTTCGGGTCGGATGCTGGCGATGTCAGCGAGAAGCCCAACCTGGAATGGCCGGACGGCGTACAGACCGACATGGAGACGACCAGCAAGATCGTCCAGATGCTCGACGCCGCCAAAGCCATCTCGCTGCGCACCAAGATCCAGATGGTTCACCCCCAGTGGGACAAGGACCAGGTTCAGGAAGAGATGGACCTCATCGAAGGTGAGTCGAGCGTGCCCGTCGAGGCCGACGACAACGCCGATCTTGGTGACTCTGAACTCCCGACCGACGACGGTCTGTCGGGTGAAGCCGTTGACCCCGAGGAAGGCCCTCCAGCCGACCTCGCTAGCGTCAACGGCCAGGCCCTGGCTAACGCTGGGGCGGGCTGATGTCAGTTTCCCCCGAAGACGCTGAGGACCTTGCAGCGGAGGTAGCTTCGGCCTATGGCCAGGCAGAACTCAGCGTATTCGGGCGGCTGGCGCAGTTCCTCGGTACCGGCCTCAATCTGGACTCTTGGGCGACAGATCGACGCAACGGCTCAGGGCTTGTGCGTCGGGCCCTGGGCACCCTGTTGTCCGGCTTGTTCAGCAAGGGCCGAAAAGCCGTCAAGAAGGCGGCTACCGAAGCGGAACGCCGGGGTGTGGCGCAGGCGGATGGAGAACTAGGAGCCCTCTCGTCCAACCTGCCGCCACCCTCCGGCGTTCACGCGAAACATGGCGAGGGCAAGATCACGGACGACCTCAAGACGGTCGAATCAGCCGTGGTCAATCAGTCCATGTCGATCTACCAGCGCGTGATCACCGAGGTGGCCACCCTGGTCGACGCTGGCACGCATTCCCGGCTGTCGGCAGCGGGTCGCGCATTGGCCCGGTTCGCCGACGCCGGAATCACTGGGTTCGTCGACAAGGCTGGCCGCAAGTGGGAGCTGGCCACGTACGTCGAGATGGCCGTGCGAACCCACGTGGCCAACGTGATGGTCGACGCCCACACCGACCGCATTCAGTCGGCAGGGGTGCGGCTGGTTATGGTCAGCGATGCCCCGTACGAGTGCGAGAAGTGCAAGCCCTGGGAAGGCAAGATCCTTGAGATCGACGGTCCCAAGGGAAAGCACGAGGTGAAAGTGAAGCGCGCGGGGGGTGGCGGCTCGATCACCGTGCAAGCGGCTGGCAGTCTGGCCGAAGCGCGGGCAGCGGGTCTGTTCCACCCCAATTGTCGGCATTCGATCTCGGCGTACCTGCCGGGTGTGACCCGCGCGCCGGAGAAGCCCGACACCAAGGGCGTCACGTACAAGGACACCCAACGACTTCGCCAGATCGAGCGCACCGCCCGAAAGTGGGATCGCCGCAGGGCGGTGGCGTTGTCTGACGAGGAGAAAGCCCAGGCCGAAGCCAAGTTCAAGGAATGGCGCGCTAAGGCCCGGGAGCACGCGGCCAAGACGGGGTTGCCACGCAAGACCAACCGAGAGCGACACGACGCTACGAGGTGACCAGCATGAACCGTACTTGGGGCATCACCGACCTACTGGTACTGGCGACGTTCATCATCGTCCTTCTGAACTGGCTCGGGGTCAACCCGGGCTGACCCATGCCGGGCAGGTCGCCCGGTTTCATTCATGGCCTGGACGGCCAGAAACGGATTGTAACCATGGCGACACCTGTTGACACCCAGCCTGCCGGAGGCCCGGAGCAGGGCACGGGAGCCACTCCCACCACGCCCCCGGTCCCGGCGGCCCCCGAGCCCACGGGAGGCCCGGGGACGGGCACGGAGACGGCACCGGACGCCCACGGGCTGCCTGGCGCTCCGGCACCGGACGGCGTACAGGTCTCTGGTCGCGGCTCGAACGCGGACGCGGCCCCCCAGACCCCTGCGGCTCCGGCGGCCCCCCCGTCACCGACGGAGCCGCAGGGAACTACCCCGGCTGAGCCCGCAACCCAGCAGGTCGAGGATCTGCCGGACTGGGCCCAGAAGATCATCAAGGACGCCCGGGACGACGCGGCCAAGGCACGCGTGAACGCCAAGCAGTCGGCGGCCGAGGAAGCCCGTAAGGCCATGGCGCAGGACATCGCCAAGGCCCTGGGCATCACGACCGACGAGACCCCGCCCGAGGAGCAGCTCAACCCGGAACAGCTCCGGGACCTGCTCGCGGGTGAGCGCACCACCGCCCGGATGGCGCGCACCGAACTTGCCGTACTCCGTGCGGCGCAGACCCCCGGCGCAAGCTTCAACGCGTCGGCTCTCCTGGACAGCCGGGCATTCCTCGACTCGATCAAGGACGTCGACCCCACCGATGGTGAGGCACTGGCGACCAAGATCGCGGAGGTCGTCCAGGCGAACCCCTGGCTGTCGACTCCGGCAGCCACCCCGGCGGCCGAACAGGCTCCGGCAGCACCCCAGGGCGCAGCACCCGCTGCGCCTGCCCCTCAGCCGGTCGTGCCCGCTCCTGTGGCACCTCCGGCAGTACCCCCCTCGGGCGGTCAGTTCGCTGGTGGACCCGGCGCGCAGCCGCAGGATCTGGCGTCGATGAGCATCGACGACTTCCGTCGCCTGCGGCGGAGCCCCCGTTCATAACCCTTCAGCAACCAAGGAGTGAGCCCCCGTGGCCAACACCTTCCTGACGCCCGACATCATCGCACGGGCGGCTCTGGCGACCCTCTACGAGACCACGGTCATGTCGAACCTGGTCTACCGCGACTACGAGTCGGAATTCCAGGCGGTCGGCGACACGATCACCATTCGGAAGCCCGCCACGTTCACCGCGAACGAGTACAACCGCGCGGACGGCATCACGGTCCAGAACGCGACCGAGACCGGCGTCCCGCTGACGCTGAACCACTTCGCCGACGTGTCGTTCGCGGTGACCAGCGAGGACCTCACGCTCAACATCCTCGACTTCGGCGAGCAGCTCCTGAACCCCGCCATGGAGGCGATCACCCAGAAGGTCGACCGCGACCTGATCGCCCAGTCTGTGGCGGACGTGACCCAGGAGGTCGGCGTCGTCGGCGGCACGAACCCCCCGCTCCCGGGTGCGAACGAGTACGCGTGGGACAACCCGCGCGTCCTCATCGACGCCGGTCGTGTGCTGACCCAGCGCAACGTCCCGACCACCAACCGCCGTGCTGTGATCGGCCCGATCACCCAGGCGCAGTGGCTGGGCGACGACCTGTTCAACCGTGCCGACGCGCGCGGTGACACGGAGGGCCTGCGCGAGGCCAACCTGGGGCGTCGGGTGTTCGGCTTCGACCCGTACGTCACCCAGAACGCCACGCCCCCGAGCGCGGTCTCGGGTGCCAGCTCGACCGAGGTCGGCGTCGCGTTCCACAACACGGCCATCGCCCTGGCGTTCCGTCCGCTGGCGCTCCCCCGGGGCGCGCAGAACGCGGCGATTGCCAACTACAAGGGCTTCGGCCTGCGCGTGGTCTACGACTACGACATCGACCAGAAGCAGGACGTCGTGTCGATCGACTGCCTGTACGGCATCAAGGTCCTCGACCCCAACCGCGCTGTCCTGATCAAGGGCGCGGACAACTGACAGGGCGGGGGGGCGGGTAACGCCGCCCCCGGTCGGTCCTCCCTCGCTTAACTGACCAGGAGGTCAACAGAATGGCCGTACAGAGGCGATTCCTCACCGTACCGATCCGGCTGACGGGTGCTCCCGTCGCGGCCGGTGACACCGTGGTCTGGCGTGCCCCGTTCGGGTGCCGCGTCACGCACCTCCGGGCGCACCGTACCGGCGGAGCGGCGAACGCCGTGAACGCCAAGATCGGTTCGACCAACGTGCTGTCGTCGAACCTGACGGCGGGCAACGGCGCGTTCGCGTCCGGGGCGACCGACCAGACCAAGGCGTCCGGCGTCGGCTCCGGCAAGATGGCCGCTGGCGACGTGCTGGCGTTCACCGTGGTCTCCGGCGACGGCACGGCCCTGGTGCTCCAGGCCGACATCGAGATCGACAAGGACGTCACCGAGCTGTGACGCGGCACGGGCGGGGGTGGCGGTCGGCGATCACCCCCGCCCAGCCCGAGAGACGGGATGGATAACCGGACATGACACTCAAGAGCGCGCTCGCTATCTCAGCGACCGCGACGCTCACGGGGACCACCGACCTGGCGTCGGTCAACTCCCCGCTCAGCTTCAACCGCGCAGTGCAGCTCATCAACGGCACGGGTGCGGGCAAGGCCGACCGGATGTTCGCGGACACGCGCACGCTGGCGGCCAGTGCAACCGAGGACCTGGACCTGTCCGGTTCGCTGCTCGACGCCCTGGGTGGGTCGGCGGCATTCGTCCGGATCAAGGGCCTGGTCATCGCGGCTGCCAAGACCAACACCAACAACGTCGTCTTCGGCGCGGCCTCGTCCAACGCATGGGCGGCCCTGCTGAACTCGACCGGGACCATCACCCTGCGGCCCGGAGCGGCGGCCTGCTTCATGGCTGGCGTCGCTGACACCGGGTGGGCCGTGACGGCAGGCACGGGCGACATCCTCAAGGTCGCCAACAGCGCAGGCGGCACCGGGGTCAACTACGACATCGTGGTCATCGGCGCGTCTGCCTGACCCAGGAGGTGCGCACGTGTACGGATTTTCGGCCCTGTGCCACCGACACCGGATTGAGTCCGGGCCTCTGGTTCACGTCGGCAACGCACAGGGCCGAGAGATACCCGGGTACTACGACGCCGGATTCGCGGACATCACGATCGTGGAATCGGCACCGGACCGGGTCAAGGCACTGCGCACCAGGTTTCCCGGGGTGGACGTTCAGGAAGTGACCGGCGAGGCAGGGTTCCGGCTTGACGCCGCGTGCCCGTTTGCAGCGGTTGCTGTTGTGAACATTCCGGGTCACGAGCTGGCTGTACTGGAGTTTGCGCCCTGGGACAGCCTGCGCCTGTTGATCGTGACAACGTCCGCTTCCGATAACTCGGCCGGAGCCAGCTCGTACGATCTCCTCACGGAGATCACCACGACGCGCGGTTTCGTCGAGATCGACCGGTGGAAGCGTACGGACACAGATCTTGACGTCGCATTCGTCAAACTCGGAAGGGACGAACAGTGAGCGACGAAAACACCACGCCGGACGAGACCGAGGCCGATGAGCCGAAGTCGTACCGGTACTACAACAAGAACAACGGCGATGTCGTCGAACGCGACCGCAAGCAGCCCCGGTTCGAGTTCCTCCAGAACTGGGTGCGCGTCAAGGACGACGACCACCTCGCCGAGCTGTCCAAGGACAACGACCGGAACGGGCGGGGCAACCTGCTCGGTTCCAGCTCGATCGGCGACCGCAAGGAGGAGCGGCACCAGGTCCCGACGTCGACCTTCGAGCCGGAAGTGGAGTACACCGAGCCCTCGGTCAACGAGCTGCGCGGCAACCACCCGGACGCCGAGGACTACCACCCGGAGAAGCAGCCGGAGGTCATCACGGTCGACCCGTCCAAGCAGGTCAAGCCCATCGCGGGTGAGGGCAAGCGGGACCTGCGCGCCGTGGTCCTCGACGAGAACCTCGACCTGAACCCGGCCAGCAAGCCGATCGGGTCGGGCGCGGAGGACGGCGTACTGGCCCGAGCGCACCCCGAGCTGGAGGGCATCGAGGAACGGCGTCAGGCCCTGATCGAGGAGCAGAAGGCCGGACAGGCGCAGGGCGACCCGGACGCCGGTCATCTCGCGGTGCAGGAGCGCGAGGCCAGCGGCGACGAGGCCAGCACCAAGCACGGCGTGACCCAGGGTCGCGAGCCGAACCCGGACAACCGTCCGGCGCGCAGCGCGACCAAGGACCAGTGGGTCGACTGGGCGGTCGAGTGCGGTGCCGACCGGAACGACGCCAAGAACATGACCAAGCAGGACCTGATCGAGGTCTACGGAGACTGAGGAGACATCGACCATGGCCAACCTGGTCACCAACATCGGCAAGGGCCGGTTCGTCTACTACGCAGGGCTTCCGGCGGCGACTGACTCGCTGATCGCGGTCGTCCTGGAGGCCACGGGCCTGGAGGCGGACGACGCGCTTCAGGACTATGACGACCTCGCGGCACTGATCGCGGGTGCGTCGAACGAGCAGACCACTATGGGCCGCAAGACCCTGACCACCGTCACGGTCAACGTCAACGACACCGCAAACACGGCGTCGATCGACTGCGACGACATCACCTGGACGGCGGCCACGGGCAACGCGACCGGCAAGCTGGTGGTGTGCTACTCGCCCGCGACCGGTTCGGCCGACTCGGCGATCATCCCGCTGACGATCCACGACTTCAGCGTGACGCCGGACGGCACGGACATCACGGTCCAGATCAACGCGGCAGGTCTCGCGACTGCTGCGAACGCGTAGCACGGCGGGGGGTGGCGGTCAGTGGCACGGATGTGGACCTGCGGCTTTGAGCTGCAGAGCGCAACCGCAGAGTTCGGCGTAAACTCCGGCAACATCGTCACCGGCACCACCCCCACCATGTCCACTAGCGTCAAGCGACGCGGCACGTGCTCGGCCCGGTTCAACCCGTCGGCTGCGGAGAGCTACATCGAGCACCAGCTCACCAGCGGCACCGTGGTGCGGACGTTTCACCGCCTGTACATCCGCATCGCGACGATGCCGTCGGCCGACACCAACATCTACGCGATCGGGCAGGCCGGATTCTTCCCCTGCTCGCTCCGGCTCAAGACCACGGGCGCGCTCGGGCTGCGGGACAGCAACACGGGCACCGACCTGACGGGCACCACCACCCTGACCACAAACCGCTGGTACCGGGTGGAACTCGACTTTGCGGACGCGGCCAGCGGAACGGGCACGTTCAAGCTGTACGTCGACGGAACCCTGATCACCAGCCAAGCGTGCTCCGTGATCAACGGGTTCAGCCGAATTCGCATGGGCGTGAACGGCGTGGCAACGTCGATGGACATGTACATGGACGACGTCGCGGTGAACGACACCACCGGGTCGGTGCAGACCGGTCTGCCGGGCCCTGGGTGCGTCGTGCACATGAAGCCCAACGCAGCAGGTGACAACAACCTGTTCGCGACGGCGGTCGGCGGCACGGCTGGCGCGGCCAACAACTTCACCCGCGTCAACGAGGTGCCGCCCAACGACTCGACCTCGTACAACTCCACCACGGCCACCGGTACGACCACTATCGACGACTTCAATGTCGACAGTGCCAGCACGGCAGGCATCGGCACGGCCGACATCATCACCTGCGTGCAGGTCGGAGGGCGCGTCAGCTCGGACGTGACCACGGCGGCAAACGTGGTCTACCGGCTGAAGGCACAAACGGCTGGCACGGTGGTGGAATCGGCCGACGTACCCGTCAACAACACATCGACGGCTGGCGCGTGGAGCGTGCATCGCGGCCAGTCCCCGAGGCCGTATCAGCTCACCTCGTACACGAGCCCGCAGGACAGCGCAGCGTGGACGGCGGCCAAGCTCGACAACATGCAGATCGGGTACCGGTCGAACGTCAGCCAGACCACGGCACGCCGGATCTCCACGCTGTGGGCCCTGGTCGACTTCATCCCCCAATTCGCCCTGGGCGTTGCGGCCGAGGGTGACACCGCCCAGGCCCTGACGTACGCGCAGTCGGCGTACCCCACACTGACCCTGGTCGACAACTTCGACGACAACACGGTCAATACCACCAAATGGCCCAACTCGTTCGGCACGTACAGCGAAACGGGCGGGCGCGCACGCGTGACCGTGGACACCGGGTACAACGCGTACAGCTCGGCCAAAGCGTACAAGTTCCAGGGGTCGAAGTTCGTCATTCAGGCGTTCCCGCCCACGATGAACGACGGCGCGACCGAGGCGTGGGCCCAGGTCCTGCTCAAGTCCAACGTTGCGGGCACGGACCTGGGTTTCGAGCTGACGATCTCGAATGGTAACTTGGTCTGCTTCAACCGGACCGGGTACTACGACGGCGGTGCGGCGTACTTCACGTACAACGCCACCGCCCACGCGTGGCTCAGGCTGCGCGAGATCGGCGGCAACACCTATTGGGACGCGTCGCCGGACGGACACACCTGGACCAACCTGCGTACCAGCACGTCCCCCGCGTGGGTCAGCAACGGTGACATCGAGATCCAGCTCATCGCCCACCGGGCCGATGGCACCAACAACTTCGTAGAGTTCGACAACGTCAACGTCCTGCCGCCCTACAACACGTCGATCGGCCTGGCCAGCTCGACCACCACCGGCCGCGCGATCGTCAAGAAGAAGCGCAAGTTCCTGGGGGCGGCCAGCCAGGCGTGCGGAGCGAACGCGCTGCACGTGGTCAAGCGTCGATCGATCGGCCTGGCCAGCACGGGCAACACAGCACGCGGGGTCGTCCCGCGCAAGACCAAGGGGCTTGGTGCAGCGGCCAGCGGCGTTTCTGCCATGGCGCTCAAGGCACTGCGCAAAGTCCCCATCCCGCCCGGGAGCGTGACCAACTCGGGGTATGGGCTGACCCCGAGGAAACTGCGCGTACTGGGCAACCCGGCCCGCACGGCTGACCAGGCTTCCCCCATGGTGGCCCGGAAACGCGGCTCGCTCACACCCGCGTCAACGGCCATTACTGGTTACGCCGTGCGGGCCTTCAAGACCGCTCGCACCGGGCTGGCGGCTCAGGCCGCTGGGGCTTACTCGGTACGTCCGGCAAAGTCGGGTGGAGTGGCGCGAGCTTCGACGGCCGACACCGCTAACCCGGTGCGAGTGCTCAAGTCAACGGTTCTGGGGGCTGCGGCCTCCGGTGCCACCGCCCGGGGCCTCGTGGGGGCGCACCGGTACCGAGCGGCCCTAGCGGCGTCCCAGGCCGCCGGATGGCCCGTCGTGGCCCGCGCGAGGGCATACGTGGGGGCTGCCGCCACCGGGCAGACGGCGCACGCGGTGGTCGCCTTCCGGTCGAACACCCTCGGTCATGCTGCGGTCACCCTCAGTGGCCGTGCGCTGAAGGCCATCAAGCTCGACTCTCGGCCCGTACCGGCCGAAGCCACCGAATCCGCCACCGCCCTGGTCTCGCGTAAGCGGTTGACCCTGGGCGTGGCCCATCAAGCCGACGCTGCCCGACCTCCAGCGGGCAGCGTCAAAACACTCCGAATCGGCGTGGCCACCTCCACCCATTCGGGGAGCGGCACCAAGGCAACCAAGCGGTCCGGCCTTGGTGCCGCCCAAGTGGCCAACGGCGCACAGTCGGTGGACGCGAACAAGCTGGCCAGGATCAACGCGGCAAACAGCACCGAGTCGGCCCGGGTGGTCACTTGGAAGCACCGCGCTAACCTGGGTTCAGCGGTCCTCGCGGACACAGGCCGTGCACTGAAGGCCACGAAATCTCGTCACCTCGTCAATGGTGCGGTAGCGGACCACGCGGCGGGGGTGGCGGCTCGCAAGACTCGACCGCTGGGTCGAGGCACGGCGCAGGACACCGGGCTTGACGTCCGGTGGTCCAAACGTCTGGTCCTCGGTGTGGCGCACGAGACGAGCGAGGCATACGAGGCGAGAATGCCGGTGCTCAACCGGCTGCTCCACTCGGCCAGCACGACCAACGTTGCATACGCGGTGTTGGTGCACAAGCAACGTCCGGCCGACAAGCTGACGCCGGGCATCACCGGACCCGGGTTGACCCCGGGCGTCACTGAGCCCAGCGGAAAAACCAGCACGAGCGGACCGACCCTGATCACGTTCACGACCTCGGGAGGTTCGTAATGCCGGACGTAGGCGACCAGATCACGGCAACGCTTCTGGTCTCGCCATTCGACAACACCACCGCCACGACCCTCACGGCGACCAAGCCCAACGGGTCCGTCCAGATGCCCACGACCTCGACCCCCGACGACGGCCAGACCTGGACCGCCCCGATCCTGCTGGATCAGGCCGGGACCTGGATCTTGAAGTGGTCCGTGGTCGGGACCGGGGCGTCGGTCGAGTACCAGGAGATCGGGGTCGGTCCGGGTCTGACGTACACCGATCCGGATCTCCGGATCTACGCCACTACCACGGATCTGGCGAACTTCCTCCGATCTGCACCCCCGACCGGAGCGCAAAAGCTCCTGGAGGACGCCAGCCGCAAGATGGCCAGCGTCCTACTAACAGCGGTCTACGCGACCGACGAGGACGGCTACCCCTCAAGCCTCACCCAGAAGAAGGCCGTTGCAGACGCGACGTGTGCAATCGTCGAGTGGTGGGGCGAGACGGGCGACGTGCTCGGCTCCGATGGCAACTGGACGTCAGCCAGCGCGGGCAACGTGAGCGTCAGCCGGGAAGCCGGATCGACTGTGCAGGTCAGCGGGACGCAAATCCCGTGGAAGGCGTGGAACATCCTCACTGAGGCCAAGGTGCTGCCGGGGGTGGTGTATCAGCGATGAAGCAGATCCCGGGTTTCATGATGCGGCACACCGTGTACTTCGAGCCGTTTCTCGGGACCAACGCCGCTGGCGAGGTGTACGGCGTGAAAACGCCGATCAAGTGCCACTACGCGGAGAAGATCCAGATGGTTCGCAACGCCCAGGGCGAGGAGGTCAGTTCCTCCAGCTCGTACATCACCACGCCTGACCATTTGCCCCAGGAGAACAGCCGGGTGCTGACCCCCACGGGCGTCAAGGCGAAGGTGGTCGCGGTGGAGAACAACACCTGGCCCGGGATGGACGTTCCGGCCAACTCGAAAGTGTACTTGGTCTGATGGGCCAAAACTACCGCATGAACTGGCAGGGTCGGCGTCTCTGGACGGGACGCGGCAAAGCCAGGGCGGCACGAGGTTTGCAACTCGCCCTTGAGCACATCCTGGCCGAGTCCAACAAGATCATCCCACTCGAAGAAGGCACGCTGATGCGATCGGGTCAAACCTCGATCGACGAAGCGAACCTGACGGGAACGGTTAGCTACGGCACTCCGTACGCTGTCCGCCAGCACGAGGAAATGACCTGGCGTCACGCCCCCGGTCGGCAGGCAAAGTACCTGGAGACAGCCGTTAACACCAGCCGTCAAGAGTGCCTGCGCATAATGCAGGCTGAGCTACGGAGGTGGTTGAGCTGAGCACGCCGGATGGTTACAACACCCGGTTGATGACCGGCATCGGCCAGCTCCTGGCGGACAGTGACCTGGGGGTATTCACGACCTCAGGCACGTACGCCGACGACGCATGGGCCGTGTTCATCGGCCTTACCCCCGACAAGCCGGACCATGCCATCACCTTGATGGCGTACCCGGTGGAGGACACCGACCTCACTTCCGTGATCACCGGAGTTCAGTTCCGGTTCAGGGGAGGCCGGGACCCCCGAGAGATCGAAAACCAGAGCGACGCTGTGTACGACCTGTTCCACAACCGGTCGCACTACTCGCTGAATGGTGTCCCGGTCAACCTGTCTTGGCGACAATCCGGATCGTGGATGGGCCAGGACTCGACCCAGCGTATCGAACGGGTCGAAAATTACTACCTGCGCACCGAGCGCGAAGCATCACACCTGATCCCCTGAGGAGGCACGAGGTCATGTCGACCCCCACCCCCACCACCGCGCTCGCTCGTCGGTGGAAGATGGACGTCAACTTGGGCACGGACGTCACGCCCGACTGGCAGCCGATGATCGCCATCACCGAGTTCCAGCCGACGTTCCCGCCCAACATCGAGGAGTCCAGCACGTACGACTCGGACGGCTGGGCCGAGAACGAGAAGACCGCCCAGGCGTGGGAGGTCGCGGCCACGTTCAACCGCCGGATCAACGACCAGACGCTCGTCTACAACGACGTGCACGAGGCCGTCCGGCTGGCCGCGTTCGCCTACGGGTCCGCCGCGCGGGTGCACCTGCGCTTCTACGACCGGAACGGCCTTCCCGAGGCGTACGAGGGCAAGGCCCTGGTCGAGTGGGAAGACCAGGGCGGCGAGTACAACGCCCTCGGCCAGGTCTCCGCCACCTTCACGGGTGACGGCGCGCTGGCTCTCATCGACAACCCGCTGACCCCCTGATGGGCGGTCGCTTCGAAGCTCTTGACGAACTCCTCGACGAGTTCATCGAGCTTCCGGTCCCTATCGGGGATCGTGATGACAAGAAGCGCAAGAAGTACAAGATCGAGTCACCCAGCGGACGCGACGGCCTGAAGATCGAGGCCATCACGCAGGCTGCGGTGACCCTGGTCAGCGGTGGCGAGGACATCAACACCGAGTTGCTGGACGACGACGAGGAGCGCGACACGTTCAAGCTCCTGCTCGGCGACCAGTACGAGGTGATGCTGGCCGACGGCGTCAAGTGGGTGTGGCTCCGCCACTCCGCGCTCACCGTGCTCATGTGGGTCAACTCCGGTTTGCAGACCGCTGAGCAGTATTGGGCCTCGGCAGGCGACCCGGAACGCCTGGCCCGGAATCGGGCGGAGCGGCGGTCGAAGCAGCAGGGCTCATCGGCTGCGGCGAAGTCGACCCGACGACGGGCCTCCACGAGTGGTACGAGCCGAAGCCGGGATACCGGAGGCCGCCAGCACCAGGGCAACCGGAAATCACCTGGGAAAAGCTCCTCGACCAGTGGCCACTGATCGAACGGGACCTGCACCAGGTCTACGGGATCGACATCCACGAAGTCCTCGACCGCCGGTCGTGGCGATGGCTCCAGTGCCGCATCATCGGGCTGCTCGAAACTGAGTGCCGGGTCTCGCAGCACTTCGCCCCGCCGGAGCAACAACCGAACACGAGGGGCAAGGGAGGTGGTGGGCGGTGGCGCTGACCATCGGTGAGCTGGTCGGCTTCATTCGGTTCGACCCGTCCGGAGTCGATGACGGAGCCAGCCGGGCCGAGGGCCGAATGAGGCAGCTCGGCGATGACATGGGCAACACCGCCAACCAGGCAGGCCAGTCGGCCGGACAGCAGCTCGGCGATGGTCTCGTCCGGGGTGCTGACGGCCGACTGCGCAACTCGGCAGGGCAGTTCGTCGCGGCCGGTCACCAGATCGGTGACTCGGTCGGCGACGGCATCGGGGACGGAGCCGATGAGGGTGCAACCGAGGCCGCCGGGGGCATCTCCGACATCCTCGGGAACATTAAGGGTCTTCTCATCGGTGGTGCCATCGGCGGAGCCCTCATGGAGGGCATCGGGCAGGCCATGGAACAGGGCGACATCACAAGTCGTCTGGGGGTGCAGCTCGGCGCGACCTCGGACCAGGCGGCCAAGTACGGCAAGATCGCCGGTTCGATGTACGCCGGAGCCTTGACCGAGGACTTCCAGGGCGCGGCCGACGCCATCCGGGCGACCATGTCGTCCGGCCTGCTGCCGCCCACGGCCACGAACAGCCAGATCCAGTCGATCGCGACCAACGTGAACGACCTGGCCGACACGTTCGAGCTGGACCTCGGCCAGGCGGCCAACGCCGCCGGTCAGATCATGAAGACGGGTCTAGCCCCAAACGCCCAAACCGCTCTGGACGTGATTACCCGTGGTCTGCAGGTCATGGGGCCCAGGGCGGACGATATTGCGGACACGTTCAACGAGTACTCGACCATCTTCAGGCAGATGGGCATCAGTGCAGCCGACGCCACCGGCATCATGGCGCAGGGCATGAAGGCTGGTGCGCGGGATACTGACGTGGTCGCGGACTCCCTCAAGGAGTTCGTCCTGATCACCCAGTCGGGTGGCAAGGAAGTCGATGCCTCGTTCAAGAAGATCGGGCTGTCCGGCAAGGACATGCAGGCCGCGTTCACCAAGGGCGGACCTGAGGCGAAGGCCGCTCTCGACAAGGTCTTCGACGGACTGCGCCAGATCAAGGACCCGGCCGACCGGAGCAGCCTGGCGCTGACCCTGTTCGGCACGAAGTCCGAAGACATGCAGAAGGCCCTGTTCGCCATCGACCCCAGCAAGGCGACCGACGCCCTGGGGAAGGTCGGCGGAGCGGCCAAGAGGATGTCCGACAGCCTGCACTCCGGCCCGACTCACACCATCGAGGTGTTCAAGCGGACCGCAATGCAGAGCCTCGTGAACGTGATGGGGACGTACGTCATCCCCGCACTCATGAAGCTGCCCGGCATCGCCAAGCAGGTGGCGTCGGCGTTCCAGTCGATGGCGTCGTTCATCAACAGCAACAAGACCACGTTCATCGCGATCGGGTCGGTCATCACGACGATCTTGCTGCCCTCCCTGGTCAGCATGGCCGTTTCTGCTGCCACCTCCGCAGCGACCACGGTGGCCGCGTGGGTGACCCAAGCCGCAGCAGCGGTGACCACCGGAGCCACGTACGTCGGTGTGAACGCGCTGATCATCGCGGGCTGGGTCCGGCAGGGCGCGGCAGCGGTGGCAGCGGGTGCCCGGGTCGTTGCGACCTGGGTGGTCATGGGCGTTCAGTCGATGATCCGCGCGGCGCAGATGGCTGCTGCCTGGATCATCGCCATGGGCCCGGTCGGCTGGGTCATTGCGGCTATCGTCGGCCTGGTCGCCATCATCATCGCGAACTGGGACACGGTCAAGACGTGGACCGCAGCCGCGTGGGATTGGGTATGGGGCAAGATCAAGGCGATCGCCGGATTCATGGTCGACCTGTTCATGAACTTCACCCTGCCCGGCCTGATCATCAGTCACTGGGACACCATCAAGAACGCGACCAAGGCCGCTTGGGACTGGGTCATGAACGCGATCAAGACGGTGTGGGAGTGGATCAAGACCGCCGTGTCGCTGTACTTCAACGCGTACATGACCGTGATCACCACGGTGTGGAACGCGATCAAGTCGGCGACCCAGGCCGTGTGGAACGGCATCAAGTCGCTGATCTCGACAGTCTGGTCGGGCATCAAGACCACGGTATCGAACGCCATCAATGCCGTGAAGTCGACGGTGTCGACGGTGTGGAACGCCATCAAGACGCTCAGCTCAACAGTCTGGAACGGCATCAAGTCCGTGATCTCGGGCGTGCTGAACACCATCAAGTCGACGGTGTCCGGCGCGGTCAACTCGATCAAGGGCTTCTTCTCGACCGGGTTCAACGCGATCAAGACGACCGTGTCGAACGCCCTATCGAGCGTGGTGTCGACCATCAAGGGCCTGGGCGGCAAGGTCAAGTCGGCAGTGTCCGGCGCGGCCTCGTGGCTGGTGAGTGCGGGCAAGTCGATCATCACCGGCCTGATCAACGGCATCAAGTCGATGGCGGGTAAGGTGGGCGACGCAGTGAAGGGCGTCCTCAAGGGCGCGCGCGACCTGCTGCCGTTCTCCCCGGCCAAGAAGGGACCGTTCTCCGGCAAGGGCTGGACGCTCTATTCCGGACGGTCGATCTCGGAGGCTCTGGCCAAGGGTATCCTCCAGCGCAAGCAGCGCGTTAGCGACGCAATGAAGCGCGCGGTACTCCAGGCCAAGCGTCACCAGGTCGCCATTGCCGCGCAGTCGACGGCGTTCCAGACCGGCCAGCAGTCGACCACCGGCCGCAGCGGTAACGAGGTGGCTGGCGTTCAGAACGGCTACGGCGGCAAGATGCTCAGCATTCAGAACTACTACGAGTCCAACAGCGGTTCCGCGACCAAAACAGCTCTTGAGCTGGAGTGGCTCGCCAGGGCGAGGGGGTGACGGTGACCGCCATCAACTGGCTCGGTTCGCAGCCGGGTCACATGCAGTACGGCGAGTTTCTGCTCGGCCCCGGTACGGCCTGGCGGTGGGACGAACTGCAAGGCTGGGAGGAAACTCCCGGCCTGGACTCGGGTTCCGTGCTCAAGGCGTCGGATCACGGCGCGTGGCCCGGAATCTTCTACGCCCAGACTCGCACCGTGACGGCCTCCCTGGTCGTCCGGTGCGAGCCGGGCACCATGAACGGAACTCTCCGCCAACTGGCAGCCGCCACCCCCATCGACAGTTCGGTGGAGGTTCCGTTGGTCGTCCAGCTCGACGACGACGCGCCCTTGGTGGTGTTCGCCCGATGCACTCGTCGGGCGTTCAACGTGGCGCGTGGTCACAGGACCGGGCTGGCGCGCGGTGCCATCGAGTTCGAGGCCAGCGACCCCCGCCGGTACGGCCTCCTGGAGCAGTCCCAGACAACCGGGCTGCCTCAGCCGGAACCGGGTCTGACGTGGCCGCTGGTGTTCCCGCTCGACTTCGGTGTGCCGGGGTCGACGGGCAACCTAGACGCGTTCAACTCGGGCGACGCTCCGGCCCATCCGGTGTTCACGATCCAGGGCCCGTGTTCGCAGCCGCTGATCATGAACCTGACCACGGGGTCGTTGCTCGAATACGACATCGACCTGTCGTCGACCGACACCCTGTACATCGACACCAACCAGGGCACGGTCACGCTCAACGGCACAACGGCCAACCGCTTGTACACCGCCACCACCCGCAGTCAGCCCGAGGGCGCGTTCTCGTTCCTGCCCGGGTCGAACGCTGTGGCGTTCCGTTCCGACGATTCATCCCCCGACCCTGCGTCGACCCTGACGGTCACCTGGCGTTCGGCGTTCTGGTAGGAGGCAGTCAGTGACCATCCGCTCGATCTGGCACATCAACAGCAGCCAGACCAGGGAAGACACGCGTTTCGCCCCTGTGGGCATCATGACGCCGAACAGCACGTCGCCCCTGTCGACGGCCAACGGCGTCGTTCCCTCGCTCACCTCTATGAACCTGACCTCGACCGGTGCGATGAGCGCTCAGGTCGAGATCGGGCGCGCAGTCGTCCAGGGCCTTTTGACCCAGGGCTGCTACCCGGTGGTGATCACCGCGCCGGAAGCGCTCACGTTCGCGGACGGCGACGCCAGCAACCCCCGCATCGACTCCGTGATGCTGGTCATCCGCGACGACCCGTACGACTCGACCGGCTTCACCGACGTGCGGTGCATCGTGGTGCCCGGCACCCCGGCGGCTTCGCCCTCGCACCCGGCCCTGCCCACCACCGCCTCGCTGCGCCTGTATGACGTGCGGGTCGAGGCTGGCGTGTCGGCGGGCGGTGGCGGCATCGACTGGGGCACTAAGGTCACGGACGTGCGCACGTGGGCCGTGGCTCTCGGCGGCATCGGCCTGGGCAACAACCCGGGAACGTACGCGGGGCAGTGGCGGGATTCGGGCGGAGCAGCGGGAACGCTGAGCCGCTACAACGGGTCGGCTTGGGAATCGTACGTCCGGCTGGACTCCGGCGGTCAGCTCGTCATCGGTGACACCAACCTCCGGCGCGACTTCTCGAACGTGCTGGCGACCGATGACACGTTCCGCGTGTACCGGCCGACCACGGGCGACAACGCCATTTCGATTCGTCTGCCGACCGACACCAGCGCGTCCCGTTGGTACATCAACGGCGACGGCTCGATGAACTGGGGTCCGGGTGGCACGACCTCGGCGGACACCAACCTGTACCGCGCGGCGGCTGACGTCCTCAAGACGGACAGCAAGTTTCGGTCCGAGGTCGAGTCGGTCACCACTGGCGTCACCAGCGTCGCGAGCGGCTGGGCCCTGAACGCGTTCTTCGGTCGCCGGACCGGCCAGGTCGTTACTGTCGACCTGTACGTGAACCGCACGGGCGCGGCCATCACGGTCAACCAGAACGACAACGTCACCGACATCAACCTGTGTGTCATCCCGTCCGGGTGGCGACCCCAGCACAGCACGATCTCGGGATTCTTCGACAACGGCGTCACCGGCATCGGTGGCGTGGTTCTCGGAACGGACGGCATCGTCTCGCTGAGGTCGTCCGCAGGCACCATCGGTAACGACACGAACCTGCGCATGCAGTTCGTGTTCATTCAGGTCAACTAGGAGAGTCATGCCGTACGTCGTGCAGAGAAGCCAGTCGGTGCAGTACACGGGGTCGAACGTGGAGTCGCTCCAGGAGGTCATCAACGGGTCGGACTACTGGCAGAACTCCACTCGCACCATCACCGAGACCCAGGTCAAGTGGCAGGCCAGCGAGGACGACAAGATCAAGGTCCCGGTCGGCGGCTACCTGATCTACAACGAGTACAACGGCTCGTTCCAGGGGATGAGCGCCGAGGAGTACGAGGGCATGTTCCGCGAGATCAGCTGAGGGGGTGAATGACAGTGCCGGTCGCCAGCCCGTACCGGGTCATCATCTGTGACCTGCGTACAGACCAACTGCTTGACGTCTTGCCGGTGACCGGCCTGTCGTTCGACGACTTCATCGGCAAGACTGGCACATGCTCGGGCACCATCGAGATCACTGACCCGCGCGTGGCCGCGCGCATGCGCCTGAACTTCATCCCGTCGCGCACCGCCATTTACGTGCAGCGAGGTGCGTCGATCTGGTGGGGCGGCATCCTGTGGACCCGGACGCCCTCGGTCGACTCACGCGGGTACGTGCGGGTGGCGTTCCAGGCGTGCACGTTCGAATCGTACTTCGACCGACGCAAGATCTACGACACCCAGACGTTCGTGGGCGAGGAGCAACTGGAGATCGTCCGGAAGCTGCTCGACTACGCCCAGGGTCAGACCGGCGGCGATATCGGGATCGAGTACGACCAGACTTACTCGGGCATCGCGCGTGACCGGACGTACTCCAGCTATGACCTGCTCAACATCCGGGAGCAGATCGACCTGCTGAGCAACGTCGACGGCGGTTTCGAGTGGCGCATGCGCGCGTACTCGGACGAGGCCGGACGGCGGGTGAGGCACCTCCAGCTCGGGTACCCAAAGATCGTCAGCAGCCGCAGCGACATCATGTTGTCGTCGCCCGGCCAGATCCTCGGCTACTCGCTGCCGGAGGACGGCACTACCACGGCCAACTACTGGCAGTCCCGAGGGGCGTCGAACAACCAGGACGCATCCGAGGACTCGACGCCGCTGATGTCACAGCGGTACTTCTGGCCGCAGGACCTCGACGCGGGTTGGCCCCGGCTCGACGGCAGCAGTGACTACAACACCGTTACTGATCAGCCGACCATCGACGCACACGCGGTGGCGGACATCCGGCGGTATCGTCGGCCCATCATCATCCCGGACATCGACGTCCTGCTCGACGGGCAGAACATCACCCCGGGCCTGCTGGGTGCCAGCACCCGCATCCGCATCAAGGACATTTGGTACTACGAGGGCATTACCCTGCGGTACCGGATCGTCGGATTCAAGGTTCAGCCGCCGGACCGGGGCAAGCCCGAGACGGCTTCACTCTATCTGGAGCCGCTGTAATGCCTGCGCCCAACACCCCCACCGATCTGATCGACCGCATCCGTGCGCTCGAACGGCGGATCGACGACCTGTCCGGGCGGGTGAACATCCGGCCTGCGCTGAACACCATCGTTGGCGGTTCGGTCACCATCAAGCAGGGCGGGCAGCTCATCGTCGAGGACACGGACGGAACCGACGTCTTCACCATCGGCCGCGTGCTCCCGGACGTCGACGGCGAGCAGCAGCAGGCCACGGTCATCCGGCGCATGGATGGCTCGCTGGCGTTGACCGTGTGGACCTCTGCCACCACCGGCCCCCAGTTGGTGACGATCTACGACAAGAACTCACACGGGATCTTCGCCGATGACATCAGCAGCGCGGGTGGCGGGCTGGCTTGCCCGTGGTTGCCGTACAACGTGCCGCAGCCGATCTCTCGTGACGGTTGGGGCACCACCACCTCCGCCAGTTACACCGCCGTGTTGCGCACCGTGACCCCCCTGATGCAGCCCAAGATGTACGTGCAGGTCGTCCAGGGTCCAGCGTCCGGCGCAACGGCGGTGGCCCAGCTCCGGGTCATGGTCGGCGGTGTCCAGATGGTCGAGGGCACGGTGGGTGGCAACATCGACGGCACCTACGACATCCCCTCGTGGTCGTACGGCGGAATTCCCCAAGCGACCACCATCGAGGTGCAGGCCAAGGTCACGTCCGGAACCGGGGCGGTGGCGGTGTCCTGCCGATCCTGCTACGGAAGGCAGACCTGATGAGCAACCCGACGCCCGACACCAACGTGCCGACGGTGCACGAGGCCGAGGCCGATGTGCCGCTCACGCCGATCGAGGGCGTGACCGACCAGCGCGTCCTCGACATCGCCCGAGAGGGCTTCAACCTTCAGCTTTCGATCCGGGCCAAGTTTCCCGAGAGCCCCGGCATCGAACTGGCGTGCCGCTACATCGACTTGGCGGTACAGGCGGCGTACACGACTGCCCAGGACAACCCCCCGGGGGCAGTCGAGGAGCGAGCCGCCCGGGTGGAGGCCGCAGAGACGGCCCAGGAGCGTGGCCCGGCGGCCCCGGGACGGCCTACGGATGTCCCGTAGGTACTCGCGGCCCCGGCTGGAGCGAGAGGCCACGGGAGACCCCACGACGGCCCTCGCCTACGAGAAAGCGGGAACATGCCGGATGATCATCACCAGCCCCAAGGAGGGGCGTTACGTGCGCAAGCGAAGATGACAAACTGAAAGGTCCACCCTATGGACTGGGGCAAACTACCTCTCGCGACCGGTTCCGCCACCGCGCTGCTCGGTCTCGTCCTCTTGATGGTCCTGCTCGGCAAACTCGTTCCGCGCTCTGCCCTGGACGACGCCCGTAAGGACGCCGAGCAGGTCCGAAAAGAGCGTGACAAGGCTCTTGAGGACAAGAGCCGAGAGGTGGAGCTGTGGCGTTCCGCGTTCATCAACGAGGTGGGCACTACCCGAGAACTGAGCAGCCAGAACAGTCAACTCATGGAAGTCGCCCGCACGGCTGACCGAGTGCTGCGCAGTCTCCCCGCTGGAAACGGAGATTCGCCCAATGACGGGAGCAGCAACAGTGGTGTGGTTTCTCGGTAAAGGCAAACCGCGCGAGCCCGACCCGGTGGTGGAAGACGCGGTTGAATTGACCAAGCCGGATTCCCGACTGGAGGCACAGCGCGCCGTGCAGGAGTCGGCCGCCCGAGGTGCAGCGGCAGCCCGCCAGCGGGGGGCGGTGTCAAGGCTCGCTCACAGCCTCGCAGAGATCCGCGAAAACAACCACTTCGCGGACAAGATCAGGATTGCCATGGGAGGGGACGAATGACGCTCCTGGGGACAGCAGCGGACGACGTTCCGGCGTCGATGACCTGGAATGCGTGGGTCAGCCTTGGCACCGCCCTCGCTTGTCTGCTGTTCGTCGCGGCGTACGCCATACTGGCCAAGTGGTGGCGCACCTACGAGGGCAAGGTGATGATGGGCAAGGCTGTTGCCATCGGCCTGCTCGCCGCGTACACGTTCATAGTCGTCGAGGTGGCCCCCGAGTCCGAGGTCATGCGATGGGCCCGTGTCGTCCTGGTGGCGGCTATCGGGGTGTTCATGATCTTCCAGACCGGACGACTGTTCATCAACCAGTTCAACCGAAGCAAGCACAGGAGGTACACGCAGTGACTCGAACCGGACCGCAGCACTACCCGGGCGCATCGCTCGCGTACGACTACAGCGAGCGGTACCCGGGCAGCGCGATGGAATCCAACGTCATCGTGCTCCACTCGACCGAAGGCAACTCGGTGCCGACGTACGGGGGCGGCAAGGAAGCCCCCAACTTCACCGTGGCGGCTGACTTCAAGAACAAGCGCGCCCAGTGGTACCAGCACTTCGACTTCGACGAGTCGAGCCGCGCCCTGGTGAACTCCAGCGGGGGCGTCGAGACCAACACGGCCAACACGTGCCAGATCGAGATCGTCGGAACCTCGGACCCGACCACACACAAGAAGTGGGGCAGCACTCCGCACCTGTTCATGCCGGAGCTGCCCGACTGGTTCAAGGACGAGCTGGCCGAGTTCATCGCCTGGGCACACCGGAATCACGGCGTCAAGATACAGGCGAAGCGGCCGAACGGCTCCAAGCTGGTGTTCAAGGCGTACCCGGGCAGCTACGGCACCCGGGCCGACAACGGTGTCCGGCTGACCGGGACCGAGTGGGACGAGTTCTACGGCATCTGCGGTCACCAGCACGTGCCCGAGAACTACCACGGCGACCCGGGCAGCATCGACATCGACTACCTGGTCGCCAAGGCCACCGCGCTGGCGAGTGGCACCGCCACCCCCACGACGCCGAAGCCCACGCCGACCAAGCCGAAGTACGAGCCGTACCCCGGCGCGTACTTCTTCAAGGACGGCCGGAAGTCCCCGATCATCGCCGCGATGCACAAGCGGCTGGTCGCGGTCGGCTGCAACAAGTACAAGTCGAGTGCGAACCCCGACGTGTGGGGCTCCGGCGACGAGGCCAGTTACGCGGCCTGGCAGCGCAAGTGTGGGGCGGTCGGCAACGGTGCCGACGGCATCCCGGGCAAGTCCACGTGGGATGACCTCAAGGTCCCCAACGTCTGATCAGGAGGCTCAACAGATGTCGCTCTTCCCTTCGCTCATGCGGACCATCGTGCCGCTGGTGGCCGGGTGGCTCCTCACCCTGCTCGCCACGGTCGGTGTCGACTTCTCGTCGGAGTCGGTCATCTCGGTGGTCACGGTCGTCATCACGGCGGCGTACTACACGCTGTTCCGGCTGCTGGAGCGCATGGCTCCCACGGGGGGCATCGCTGAGAAGATCTTCGGCGCGTTCCTCGGGTACGCCCGTCCGCCGGAGTACCCCAAGCCCGTCGAGCCGCTGACCGTGGCCCCGACCCGAGGACCCCCGGCCGACCCGGCGGTGTAACCGGCGGTAACGGTGTCTGGCCGGGAGGACTAGCGCAGGGCGCAAGTGCCGTGGTACACTTTCGGTATGGACAGCAACCAGGACACCGTTACGCTTGAAGCGTTCGCAGACCGGGTCGGATGCCACTTCACGACGGCGTCCCGACTGCGGTCCGGCGACAGGATGCCCAGCAGGGAACTGCTCGGGCGCATCGTTGAGGCATACGACCTCGACAGGGAACGCACCTTGAACCTCTTCACGGCGGGTACGCCGGACGACTTCGGCAAGTACCTCCGTGAAGAGGTCTTCAAGGGGACCGACCTGTCGAGCGTAAACCTCGCGGGAGACAGGGAACCTACCGCATGACGCACACACTCGAAGCCCCGTCGCACGCGACGCGGGTCAAGCTGGTCGACCACCACATGGCGGATCTGGTCGCCCGGCTGAAGGGCCCCGAGTTCGAACACGTCCACTCCAACCGGTGGCGGCACCTCGAATCGAGTCATCACGTGGAGACCGGATACTCTTACGGCGAGGGCCGTGTCCGTGTTTTCCTGGGTGGAGGTCGGACGGCAGATCACTTGTTCGTCCTCTCCGGTCGGGAAGACGACATGGACGCGTTCAACACGCTGTTCCCTGTCTCCAGCGAGTAGCGCAAGGTCCGCCGACCCCCCGTCGACGCCCCTCACCCAGCAATCCAGCAGGGTGGGGGGCGTCGATGTATCCGGCGCAACTCGTGTTATCCAGGACTTGCGCCCGGGGCAATTACCATGATCTACTGGCGGGGACGAGACAGGAACAAGGAGGTTCCCCAATGAAGCACAAGGGACAGTACACCACCCCCCAGCTCAAGAAGCTGGCGCTTCAGGGACATGACGTGATCCCCGTGTTCGGCCGACCGCTGGACATGGTGACCCTCCGCCACGCCCCCCGCACCAAGTTCGACCCCAAGCCCTGGGTATGGGGCAAGGACGGCCTGCGTTACAGCGCGTGGGAGCTGACGACCGAAAAGCACGTCGCGACCTCGGGCGAGCTGGCCGAACTCCGGCACGAGGTCGAGGACACCACCGCCTTCGTACTCGCCAACCTGGCGTGTGCTGGTGTGGGGGTGGCGGTTCCTGCGCTGGCGTGACCCCTCAAGACCGCTGACCCCCCGGGTTGCAAGGCCCTGCCCGGGGGGTCAGCGCTGTGCCCGAACCAGGGTACTTGCGTGCACCGCAAGTCGTGTGGTTTAATTGTACCAACGACGACGAAGGAGCACGAAATGCCGAAGTTTCAGATGGTCACCGTTGGTCAGGCCACCGGAGCGGTCCCCCCGAGCGAGAACGCCGGTCTGCAGTTCGAGATCGACATGGTCGTCGACGCGATCAACTACCACGAGAACGGCGACGAGACCGACCCGGCTTGCTGCACGGGTGACGAGCCCTGCAAGACCCGGATCTTCCTGATCGGCCGTCAGCGCGACCTCGCCACCAAGATGGTCGGCGACCGCGACGCCGCCCGTGCCGAGTATCAGGCCGAGGTGAAGGAAGAGATCCGGGCCGAGTCCGTCGCCCGATCCACCCCCGGCAACGGCATCGTGGCGGACCCCGCCAGCCCGGCGCAGGTCGCGTACATCACCAGCCTGGCGATCCAGCACGACACCAGCAAGATCGGCACCTTCCCCGCCCGGACCCTGGCCGCGATCCAGGACGGCCAGGAGGTCAGCAAGGGCCGTGCCAGCCGCCTGATCGAGGTCATGAAGCGTCAGCCGAAGATCTCGGCCCCGATCCACCAGGCCGAGACCCCGGCAGGTCCGGCCGCCAGCCCGGCCCAGATCGGATTCCTCCGGACCCTCACCGCCGAGCACGGCGAGGAGATCCGGACCTCGTACACCAAGCAGGAGGCGAGCGACGAGATCACCCGGCTCCTGACGGCCCGTGAGGACGCCAAGAAGGCCCGGACCCAGACCGGACCCAAGGTCACCGAGGACGGCATGTACCGGACCTCGGACGGCACGATCTACAAGGTCCAGATCGCGAAGAACGGATCGGGGCGGCTGTACGCGAAGAAGCTCACCGAGTTCGCCCGTGAAGACGGCGGCACCGAGTGGGCGTTCGAGATCGCCAAGGGCGCGATCTTCCGGCTGACCCCGGCGGACAAGATGACGCTGGCCGACGCCCAGGAATTCGGCAAGCTGTACGGGGTTTGCTGCCGCTGCGCTGCCGACCTCACCGACGAGAAGTCCATCGAGCGGGGCATGGGCCCGGACTGCGCAGGCAAGATGTGAACGAACGACAGACCCGCGAGGGCCTGGCCTGGGCGAAAGTCCAGACGCCAGGCCCTCGCGGGCATTACCAGCATGAACTCAGCTACAAGCGTCGGGAGTCCAAGCGAGCCAGCTTCAGGCGCAAGCTGGAGCGTTCCGCCGACGGGTGTTGGCTGTGGACGTCCAGCACCGTGGTGGGGGCAGGCAAACGCGATTACCCGATCTTCAACCACCGCCGGGAGACCACGCCGGACAACACCACCCGCGCGGCGTTCAACTGGATGATGCGCGAATGGTTCCCGGGCGTGGACGTCCCCGCGTACACGCGCACGGGTTCCGAGTGCGGCAACACGCTGTGCCTCAACCCGTTTCACCGCTACATCGACCCGGAAGCCAAATGCAAGGGCAAACCGCGCATGGACCACCGCCGGGTGCTCGACATTTATTCATGGCGAGGCAGTCAGTCGGCTGTGGCCACGGCCAAGCTGTTCGAGGTGCACGTGTCGACGGTCGAGCGGATCTGGAACGGCCAGCGTTGGTCAGCCGTCACCGGCCACCGCCGGGACGGCAAAACGCCTCCGATGGACGCCACCCGCGCTCGTGCGATCTACGCCGACAAGGACACCGGACTCAGCCAGCAGGCAGCGGCCGACAAGCATGGGACGTCGCGCATCACGGTTCGGGCCATCTGGTACGGCCACACCTGGTCGGCTGTGACCGGTGCCCAATACGTATCGCCTGAACCCCGGGTGTTGTCAGCTAAGACACGCGCCGAGGTGATTCGGCGCAAGGGGGCCGTGTCGGCTGGGGCGGTGGCGACAGACTTGGGCGTGAGCAAGTCAACCGTCCTCAGGATCTGGGAACGGACCGGCTTGTCCCGGCAGCAAGCACCATGCTAGGCTGGCGGTCCGCACGAGACAGGAGGTCGTCATGCCGTTGAGCCCTGACGCCAAGAAGATGTTCAGTTGGAACGACGAGAGCCGCCACGCCCCCATCTCGACCGAGGTCGAGGGCAACGGGTTCCGGACCGCGTGCCGATGTGGCTACCCGGGTAGGCTGGTGACCTCGTCGCCCTCGCACTCGTACAACTCGACCAAGGTGCACGTCGAGAACGAGAACCGACGCGAGGAGGAGGGCGGCGAGAAGGTCGAGGGAGCCGACTACCAGGGTAACGGCGAGCCCCCGCGCGCAGTCCGGCGGGCGGCCCGTGCCGCCAGTACCCCGTCCCGGCCCGGGACGGTACCACGGAGCCGCTCCCAGGGCACGCCGGGCACTCCGTGCGGGTGTGGCTGCGGAGAGCCCTCCGGGGGCCTCTTCCGGCCCGGCCACGACTCGAAGCTGCTGAGCCGCCTGCTCACCGGCATCAAGGCGGGTTCGATTACGCTGACCGAGGCGCACGAGGAGATGACCCTGATCGGCACCAGCGAGGTGCTCCGCGAGAAGCTGGCGAAGAAGGTGGCGGCGTGACGCTGGCCGACGAACTGACCCCCGAGGAACAGACCCTGGTTCGGTTCGAGGTGGCAAAGCGCAACCTGGTCGAGCAGATGGTGCTGTACGGCATCAACAAGGAACAAGCCCTCATTCAGGTCGAGAGCCTGGTCAAGTTGACCTTGGCCGCTGGCAAAGTAATCGAAAAGGTGAACGAATGACCGTAGCGACCGATGTGCTCACCGGCAGGCCCGGGGCCATCGTCATCAGCTATTCCGAGCTGGACACCTTCAAGCAGTGCCCGCACAAACACGACCTCGGGTACGTCCAGCGATGGACACAGCCCAAGGACGAGCGCACGGCTGCCGGTCGCGGCACCATGTGGCACCAGATCCTCGACTCCCACTACACCGCCTTGATGCACGGGGGCGGCAAGACCGAGGTCGCCGTAGCGGTGGCGGAGCGCGTCCAGGGATTCCGCCAGGTCGGCAAGGACGCCGACGTCATCGACCTCCTGATGTGGATGTACGAGGGTTACCTCGAAAAGTGGGGGCTCGACGAGGAGTGGGAGATCCTCAAGGTCGAGTACAAGACCATCGTTCCGCTGAAGTATCGAAACGGGCGAATGTCCCGGTTCGACCTCAAGATGGTCATCGACCTGGTGGTCCGGAACCGGCGCACGGGCAAGGTGTGGCTGATCGACCACAAGTCGCACAGCGTTCTGCCCAAGGAACGCGAGCTTGAGCTGGACGATCAGTTCGGGCTGTACACGTGGGGGCTGCGCGAGCTGGGCCACAACGTGTTCGGCGCGATCTACAACACCGCCCGGACCCAGCGCAACAAGGGCGATTACCCCGAAGTGATCCGGGAGTGGGAAATCAAGAAGGCGAACGGCCAGACCAAGGCCGCGCGCCCGGTGCCGCAGGAACTCGACGCCCGATTCGACCGCTACCTCATGTCGAGGACGCCGATCGAGGTCGAGAACATCGCCCAGGACGCCCTCGCCACGGCGCGTTCGATGTATTCGAAGGACAACCGCCGGGAGCGGCACACCAACAACGACACGTGCAAGTGGAAATGCGACTTCACCGAAGCGTGCCTGTTGGGCCGGAAGACCGACGACGCCCGGGAACTGGTGTTCCTCAAGGACATCGGGTTCCGTCAGGACTTCACCCGACACTGACACGTTGAGATCCGTGGGACCCGGTGCCATGCGGGTGGTGGCCCGGGTCCCACACGTATCGAATGCCACATACACGGATCTTGTCCTGGGAGCAAGCCACATGGTACAATCTTGTACGATGTGGTAGCAACCAGGGAGGTGGCGCAATGGACCGCAGGGTCTGGCGCGCAAGGGCTCAGGGTGGATACACCCGAGTATTCGAAATCGTGGACGGCGAGGCCAAATCGCCTGAGATCTCGATGAACAAGAGGGCGTTCGGCGAACAAATCGCCCGTAAGCTCAACGAAGCTTACGCAGCGGGGGTGGCGGATGCCAAGGCCGATCACGAGCGCGAGGCAAAGCTCAAAATTGCCGACCTGCTCAAGGAGATGGGTCACGACAAGGCCGCTGACCTGGTGCGAGGGGCCCCGATCTAGGGGGCTTGCGTGGGGGACAACCCCCATGCTATGATGGTTCTGCCAGTCCGGAGAGATCACCCCCCCGTTCCTCCGGCCCGGCACCAGGGAAG